AGTTGTCCTTTCTGCCACCACCATAAGCCAAAGTTACAAATTAGTTTATTGTCACAAAAGTGGCATTGTTGGGTGTGTGATAAAAAAGGTCGTTCACTTTATACATTATTAAAATAATCAAGTACTATAGACTTAAACTTATCTGTATTAATAGATAGGAAAGGCCTATATTTCTTAATTATAGTATATTTATCTTCCCAGATCAAGTCTTTTTTCAAGTATTTGTTCCAGGTTTTACTATAGTTTACTAGCATATCTAGTATACACATAGTCTCAATACATACCTCATCTCTAAGGTATAATCTTAACAATAACGGATGTCCATATTGATCAACTTTAAAGTTTTTATCAAAGTCATCATCCATTCTAGTTAAATCGTCTTTGAAGGTATAAGTAAGTGATTCTTGTCTTTTTTTCCACTTACGATATATATCCTCTGGTGCAGTATCTCTCAACTCACCAACCCAAAAATCTTTTCCTCCTTCTAGTATATTAGCTAAAAGAAAGTTTTCTATATCTTTATGCTTGGAAAGCTTATAGAAAAAGTATTTGTCTTTTCTAATTTCAAAAGAAGATTCTTTTGCTCTTACCTTACCACCATAAGTAAAGTAATCATATCTCTCTTGAGAAAAATGATTCTTTAAAGCAATATATTTTGTATATACTTCAAAAGGTGTCATAAAGTAGTTTCGGTATCGTCCTCTAAGTTCTTGTAGTACTTGTTCCATTCATAGATCTCATTATAAGAAAGTGCCCATATAATTAGTGCATACCTAGTACCTTCAGTTACAGGTTCTACACCATGATAAGTATTAGAGGTAAATATTACCATATCACCTCTATCTAAGTCCACAGGTTTTCTTTCACTATCTTTGAATTCTTCACCTATGACTAGATTACCTCCATTATATTCGCTTTTATCATTGATTGCAACTGATACAGAAAGTTTTCTTTGAGGTCTTGTATTTCTAATGAAGTGTTGTTCAGCAGTTGAATTTATCTCATATATAAAAAAGTCTAATACATCTTCATGCCAATCAAACTTACCGCCTTGCTCACCAAGGTATCTATTAATAGCCCATTCTTCGTCGAAATAATATGAATCATCATCCACAGCAAAATCTCTCTCCATTGCTTTTAAGAGCTTTTGTTTAAAGTGGTCTGGTATATCTTTAGGGCGTAATGTCTGTGCTTGAGCTATTCTAGATCGCTTTTTAGTTAAGTAGTAATCATCTGCCTTAACATCATTACGATCTTTTATATCATTGGAACCTATAGTTCCTTGATTATGCCATTCATTACTAACTATAAGACTATAAAGATCATCAAGTTCCTCATTAGACCAGAACTTGCGATAAATTTTATACATTATATCGGTAACTTATTCCCTGACTTTTCCTTAAGTAGATTATATTTTTCAGACTCTGCTGCAAGTCTAGCTTTAAGTACGTGACTATTTTTAACTAGACCCGCTACAGTTTCTATTTCAATATTATTCTTTTCAGCATAAGTTACTAAAGCATCAAGAATATCACAACCGGATTTACTTACCTGTTGTTCAATAAACATAGTAAAGTCTTTTGAATTTAAGATAGTATCATCTATAATTTTTTTTGCTTTTTGACTCAAATCAATTCCATATCATTATCAGGATCTAAAGCAACTACTCTTTCCCACAATCTTTGAGCTCTAGGTCCAACCTGACTCCACCATTGTGAATCTTTCATTTGAGCGCCTGCTTCATTCCAATCCTGCTCATCTATGGCAGCTATAAACTTTTTAAATTTTAAAAGTCTAGTCATACCAAGATTAAACATCATATTAATAAGTACTTCTTGAATAGTATAGTTATAGTCACTCCAGTTAGGGAATGCTTTTTCGCAGTCACCCATTACTATATCTAGGTCTGCTTCAAATAACTCCATAACTCTTTCTTCTGGAACAGGATCACCTACATCAAGGTCATTCTCTGGATCAGAATCTAGAACTAAATGTCCTATACCAACAGTTTTATATCCGAGATGATCTAGGTATATTTCACATACTATACCTTCATCTCTTTTTAAGTGTTCGATCACTCTTTCTTTACTAAAAGCCATATTAACTCCTCTATTATAACCTATTATGTATGTAGGTTCAACTTATATTTATATTACTTAGCAAGGTACTCTTTCACCGGTATCATGATAAAAATTAGGTGGGCATTCTGGTGTTGTAGTATATAGATACCAGTTATGTAAGACAACAATTGTAATTACTGAATTCATAATAGTCATTTGACCAGCTTCAACGTTTTGAGCTACTATTGGTGTTGTTATAGCTTTATGTGCTACAAATTGGCCAAATGAAGGTCTCTCTGGTAAAAAAAAATTGGCTTCTTTAATGTTAGGATTATTCTTTACAAAATAATATGAACCAGCCATATCTAAAAAATTAACAATATAAAAATATCTTAACTGCTCTTCAGTTGGTTCATTCTCTATGGGTAAAAATCGTAACCTCTTCGGTTTTTCCTTTAACTTTAATTCTATCGACTTCAGTAAATTCTCCTGATGTACTTGCTCTATGAGTGAATTCCGATAACAGCAAGTCCACCCCAGGGTAATTTCGTGTTTGGCTCTCGAGTCTAGCTGCGAGATTAACGGCATCTCCAATGACGGTATAGTCAAATCTAGTTTCTGATCCCATGTTTCCGCAGATAACTGTACCGGTATTAACACCAATACCAACATTAATAGGAGGGAGGCCGAGAGGTTTAAGTTCTTCATTTAATTCCTTTGTAGCTTCAATAATTTCAATTGAAGTCTTTATTGCCATATCAGCATGATTATCGCATGGCAATGGTGCATTCCAGAAAGCCATAATACAATCACCCATGTATTTGTCTACTGTTCCTTTATTATTTAGAATGATCTTAGTTTGTAGATCTAAAAACTTATTAATCAGTTCAACTAGACCTTCAGGGTCATCATTATTCTTATAATGCTCACTTATAGGAGTAAAGCCGCATATATCCATAAACATAAAGCTCATTTCTTTTCTCTCTCCACCTAACTTTAATAATGAAGGATCATCTTGTAGCTGCTTAACTAAGTCTGGTGATACATAAGTTCCAAATTGTTTCTTTATTTCTTGACGTTGTTTAAAGTTAGTATAGAACTGAATGAAAGCACCGTGGCTAAATACTAATACTATAGTAATGATTATCCAAGTAGGATCAAACAGGATATATTTTGAAGAAAAAAGGTAATAAGAAGAAAATAAAACAGCCAAAATCAATCCAACATTGGCCATTCCCGAAAGGGAAACGCCCAGCGTTTGGTTTTTGGTCAAAGAAGGCAGCCAAGTTAAAGACGTTAGAGCAAGAAGACCTAGAAGTACTAGAGCGACTAGCTCAACAAAAAGAAAATAATCAGGACGAGTAATAACAGTTCCATCGATTATAGTCTTAACTAAGTTTGCTTGAATGTCATGAGGATACATTGCACCAACTGGAGTAGGAACAATATTAGTTCCTTCGAAAGTAGGCCCTACTATTAAGATACTACCTGGAGATATATTCTCTCCCCTAATATCCCCTATGCTAACACGTTTGAATTTGTTCCAATATGTGTTATATACGGTACCATCATTTAACGTTGAGATCTTATCATACGCAGGGATACGCACCCATTCAATACCTATATCATTAGTTTTTATCTGATATGATATATCTCCTACTGCTGTTCTAATAACTTCTAATGCAAATGATGGATATACCTTTTTATTTGATGAAACTACTACTGGCAGCTTTCTTACAACACCATCTATATCAGGAACAGCACTTATAGCTCCATATCCATTAGCCGATTGAGCTAATATATCTAATGGTAATAATATTCCTGGATAATCAACAGTAAATTCTTGAGCTGGTATTTTACCTAGAGTAGCAGTACCTACATGCAACTCTCTTTCAGTTTGTATTTGTTTAGTAGGAGCAGTTGATAATACTGAAGGGTAATATTGTAACGTCTCTGCAAGAGACCAATCACCGTTAAATCTATCTTTTTCTGAAAGAATAATGGAAAGAGCAAGCAAATTATCTGGTGGTATATCATTTAAAGCATAAGCTAGATCTTTTCTAGGCCAAGGCCATTGCCCGTATTTTTGTATAGCTTTTTCATCTATATCAATTAATACTATCTGCTCTGAAAAAGATTCTTCGTGATTTCTTTGAAGTGAATCGAAGTAATTAAGTCTTAATGACTCTATTAAGAAAGGATCAAATACTCTTATTGTTAATAAAAGCAGGAGAGTAATACCTGCATGCCATAATTTCAATTAGTTACCTTGCGAAACGTTTACAGTACAACCACCAGCAGTATAGCAAAAATTAGTTATACTATATGACTTATTATTCCATCCGTTTTGTATTACATTAATGTCAGTCGGTTCTGTTCCTCTTAATATAACACTCATATAATGATCACCAGCATTAGTTTGACGAAGGTCAACTTCATTATAATCATTGTAAATATCTAAATTAATATATTGACTTCCACCTTCTCTTTGAACTGTATAAATGTCGTTATTATCTCCTTCAACGTGCAACCAATATTCATGGCCAGAAGAAGAACTATTTGTTCTTTGTGTCATTAAAACATCGTTATAATCACCCGTAATGTTTATATGTGCAAAAGTATCTCCATATTCAGCGTTATCAATAGTAAAGTTTC